ATTAAAACAGATTGAAAAAACTATTTACGAAGGATATGAAGTCGTTCTCTGGCCAGACGATATGAAAGAAAAAGATATTAATGATATGATTTTGGCTGGAAGAACAAAAGAAGAGATACAAACAATAATAGAAAAAAACTCTTATCAGGGCAATATGGCTATGATAAGGTTTGCAACATGGAGAAGACGCAATGCCTAGTAACTACTTACCAACCTCATACCAAGAATTTATTCACCTTTCTAGATACTCGCGATGGTTACCTGCAGAGGGCCGCAGAGAAACATGGAATGAAACTGTAACAAGATATTTTGATTTTTTTACTGAGCATGTAAAAGAAATGTGTGAATATGACATCACTGATAAAACTAGAAACGAACTTGAGGTTGCAGTACTAAGTCAACGTGTTATGCCTTCTATGAGGTGTCTGATGACCGCTGGCGAGGCATTGAAGCGCGAAAATATTAGTGGGTATAATTGCTCATATGTTGCGGTAAGTCGTATTCAAGCGTTTGATGAAATCCTTTATATTCTTATGAATGGTACTGGTGTTGGTTTTTCTGTAGAACGTCAATTTGTAGTAGAACTTCCAAAGGTTGCTGAAGAGTTTCATTCTAGTGATACGGTGATAACTGTTGCTGATAGTAAAATGGGTTGGGCAAAGGCATTTAAAGAACTAATGGGTATGTTGTATATTGGTTTAATTCCACGTTGGGATTTATCAAAAATACGCCCATCTGGTGCTCCACTTAAAACATTTGGTGGTCGTGCATCAGGCCCTGCTCCATTAGAAAATCTTTTTAATTTTACAACTAATATACTCAAAAATTCTGCAGGTCGTAAATTGACTTCATTGGAATGTCACGATATTGTATGTAAGATTGCTGAAGTAGTAGTTGTTGGTGGTGTTCGTAGGTCTGCACTTATCAGTCTTTCTAATCTATCTGATGATCGTATGCGTCATGCTAAATCAGGTCAGTGGTGGGAACAAAATCCACAAAGAGCTCTTGCAAATAACTCAGCTGCATATACAGAAAAACCAGACATGGGTATCTTTATGGATGAGTGGAAAGCTCTCTATGATTCGAAGTCTGGCGAAAGAGGCATCTTTAATCGTGAAAGTGCTAATCGTATGGCTGATATGAATGGTCGTAGGGTCACTGAAGGACATGAGTTCGGCACGAATCCTTGCAGCGAGATAATTTTGCGTGATCGGGAATTTTGTAATTTAAGCGAGGTTGTAGTAAGACCAGAAGACACAAAGGAGTCCCTTTTAGACAAAGTACGTCTTGCAACGATTCTTGGAAGTTTTCAATCTACTCTTACTAATTTTAAGTATGTATCAGCAGCATGGAAAAAGAACTGTTCAGAAGAAAGACTTCTTGGTGTTTCCCTAACAGGTATTATGGATAACTCTCTTACAAATGGTAAGACAAAAGGACTTGAAAATTTACTGGAAGAACTTAAAGCTCAGGCTGTTAAGGTAAACAAAGAATGGTCTAAGAAACTAGGTATAAACCAATCTGTTGCTATCAGCTGTGTTAAACCTTCCGGCACGGTTTCACAATTGGTGAATAGCGCATCGGGGATTCATGCAAGACACAATCCTTATTATGTTCGTACTGTTCGTGGTGATAAGAAAGACCCATTGACAATGATGATGACCGATATGGGTTTCCCTGTAGAAGATGATGTAATGAATCCTACAAATACTGCTGTGTTTTCCTTTCCTATGAAGGTAGATAAGGGTGCTGTATTTAGGGCAGATATGAATGCTATTGAACAACTAGAGTTGTGGTTGATCTATCAGAAACATTGGTGCGAGCATAAACCATCTGTTACAATATCTGTAAAAGAGGATGAATGGATGGAAGTTGGTTCATGGGTATACAAAAACTTTGATTGGATGAGTGGAGTATCATTCTTACCATTTAGTGAACACACATACCAACAAGCACCATATCAAGATACTGATAAAGCAGGTTATGAGATTCTACTAAAACAAATGCCAAAACAAGTAGATTGGGCAAAACTTTCTGAATATGAATCTCAAGATATGACAATAGGCGCACAAGAATTGGCCTGTGCTGCTGGCGCGTGTGAAATAGTATGAAGTTAGTTGTATGTGAATCGTGTGATGCTGAGTTTGCTATAAAACACCATCTGGAAACCCGACTATATAAAGTAGTTCATTGTCCGTTTTGTGGTGATGAACTCAACGAGGAGTTGGAAGATGAGCTCGATGATTACGGAGAGGACTATGATGAATAAATGTCAAGAATGTGGCCACGATTGTCATTGTGATGGAGAGTGTGATTACGTTGAATGGTGTGGTTGCGAAAGTTGTGACTGTAAAGGTAGAGAGTTGCCCGCCTATGATTTTGTAAGGAGACAGTTGTAATGGTTTGGATTCTTATATGGATGCAACTAATATCAGGAAATCCTGTAGATCATTTTGTGTTAGGTCGTTATGAAACTCAACTTGAGTGTTCCAAAAGTAAAGAACGTGCAAAGGTTATGATATCTCATAATGGTATTGCTATTACTTGTCTGGGGATTAAAATTGAATAATTTATTTGGAAATCGTGAACCACTTGCATCAGAAAGACTTGCATTTGAAGTAAACCAAGTTGGTTCAATTGAAGTAGATAGCAGCACAGGTAACTTATATTTTGAAGCAGCAATACTTATTGGAATTGTTGCAGTGCTGTATATTGGTAAGAAAGTTGTAGACAAGGTATTTAAATGAAAACACAGAGTGCGAAGGCTAAAGGTCGCAGATTCCAACAATGGGTTCGTGACCAACTGATCGAAAAACTTGAAGTACATCCAGAAGACGTAGAATCTAGAAGTATGGGCGCTGGTGGAGAAGACCTGATTATGGCTCGTGCTGCTAGAGAAAAGTTTCCATATTCTATAGAATGTAAGAACCAAGAGACATTGAATGTGTGGAAGTCATACGAACAAGCAGAATCTAATTCTGGCAATTATGAACCAGTTGTTTTTATTAAACGTAATAACCAGAAACCTTTGGTTGTTGTTGATGCAGAATATTTCGTGAGGTTACATGAACGAGTGGATTGAACAGTACAAACAATATCATAAAGAACACAATGATTATGGAAATGGTAGTGGGTTGAAATTTTATCTACAACACATAGTAGATTTAGTACAAGATTGGAAAGCTGAAAGTATACTAGACTTTGGGTGTGGTAAAGCAGAAGGTTACTTAGATTATAATCAACATGAACATTGGGGTGGAATACTACCATCATTATATGATCCAGCAATTTCAGAATACGATACTTTACCAGAAGGTACTTTTGATGGTGTTATTTCATTTGATGTAATGGAACATATCCCCAAAGAACAAATTCCAGAAACTTTTGATAAGATATTCTCTAAGGCAAATAAGTTTGTATTTCTTGGTATTGCAACTGCACCAGCTATTGCCATTCTTCCTAATGGTGATAATGCACATTGTACAGTAGAACCTATTGGTTGGTGGGAAACTATGGTAGAGAAACATGCTCCAAAAAAAGTATGTACTCATATACTAACTGCAGGAAATTGTAATAACTATTCTATTCTAAATGAAGAACTATACATGGAATTTTTCCTAAATAATCTAAATATTAATGAAAAGAACTCTTGACATTGATAACGAATCGTGTTAGAGTATAGTAATAATGGAGATAAACTAAATGATTGATGTTACTATAGCATTTTCGATTACAACTGTTGCTTGTATAGCAACGTATTTTTGGGGTAAGTCTCAGAATAGTATAGAATTTATTACCGATAAGCTCTTGGAGACTTTAAAATCTGGTGGTTATATAAAAACTAAATTAGATAAAAATGGTGAATTAGAATTAATTAAATTAGAGGACTTAAATTAAGTGAAAAAGGATAGAGAAAAAAGTGGTTTAACTGTTGAGGTTCGTAATAACGATGTCAATGGTGCGATGCGTGTTTTAAAGAAACGTATGCAGAACGAAGGCGTACTCAATGAGTTGCGCGAGAAAACCCACTACACTGGAAGAAGTGAAAAACGTAGACTTGCTAAAAAAGCAGGTCGGCGTAGGTGGTTAAAAAAGCAGAGTGAAAAAGAAACTACAGAAGGAAACTGAAATGGCTAGAAAGAAGATTATAGCTAGTACTGAAAATAATGGTTGGGTTGCACCAAAGGTTCGTAAAAAACGTAAACCTATGACTGAAGATCAACGTGCCGCTGCAGCTGAAAGACTTGAATCTGCTCGTGCCGCTCGAGCGCCTGCTAAAAATGAATCTATATGTCAGTCTGTACTTGATAGGGGGGATGAACATCCACTATCAGCAAAAAAAGTAAAGACATGGATTAAAACACAAAAATCTTTAGCCGCAACTTATAGATCAGAAGTTCGTAGGGACGTAAAGGGTTCACATACAAAACTAGCTAATAGTGTAGGTTACGTTAGACATATGCAACATTACTTAAAACATGGTGATTGGATCAACGATTACTATGGTGAGTACGAAGAAAAGAGGGTACAGTGGAAGACGACACATCCAGCGGGGTAAGTAATGTTGTTAAGGGCCCTTGGTCTAGAGCAAAAGTTATAGACCCAAATGAAACTGACAGAGTTACCGATGATATGGTTTTTATAGATGATGTTTCTGAAAGTATTATGATTCCTGCAATACATAATCTCGCAGAAAATGGTGTAGATATAAAGGATGGAGATTTTATAGCTGAAATTGGGTTTTTAAACGAAGTAATAAAATCTATTATGTATAGATCATTAAATTACCAACACCCGATACATCAACTTATTGATTCTATGATGAAAGTGGAAACTGAAAATCCACTTCAAACTTATGCAAAGTTTGACTATGAGATGTTAGGTAAATTAATTCAAACAACATATGATGAAAAAGATGATTCAGGAGATGAACCAGCGTGATAATAATTGATATGAACCAAATCTCATTAGCCAGTCTAATGATGCA